GAACTAGTGTGGACCCGCAAGGGATCCACATCCCGGTATTGTGCCGTCTCTGCCTTATATCAGGATCAAACCTGACAAGGTAATCCAGTGTGACTAGGTCTCACTGGCACCCAGCGCATGCTGATTCGGGTCTTACCCCGAACCGGTGTACTATTCAAATGATCTTTATCCTCCCCCTGTGGGGGAAAGATACGATCGGACCAGTCTACCACGGCTGATCCATACTCTATAACCCTTTCGGGCTTACAGAGTAGCTTGAGTAGTGCAGCATACCCGCTGATTTTGTCAACCCTCCTCAGGGTTTTCAACACAGGAGCTCTGACTAAGAGCTGCTGAGTTCTTCGGCACCACTTGTGTGCTGAAGAAGAATCAATACGAGTATGCCACCCTAGCAAACCACTCTTAGAGGATACAAGAGGAAGAGTTTTTCCTAATCTCTCTTCAACTTCATCCTTTAAGCAGGTGCTAGCCGAATATAGTCCTTGCATCCACATTGTGTTTGAAAGGGCTACTAGGCCAGCAATAATGCTAGGATCTGCAGCGCCATCATCTGGGCGGTGTTTAAGGTATAGAGGGGTCACGTCGACTCCTCTAAACGCATCAACACCACAGCTCTCCTTAAAGTTACCTTCAAGGAAGCTCTTCTTCACGTTGACTAACAAGCCAACGTTATGAAGCCAGTTCACTACCTGATGAGCGTACTCGCGCTTGACGATGATATCATCGCCATAGACGCGAATACACCTAGACGCTCGCCTTAGGTTCCAGTAAGTAGGGGAAAGCCCCTGGTAGTCTAGTATCGCTGCGAGTGAAATCACAGCGAAACATATAGACTGAACTGGAAACGTTAAGGCGTTCCCCATTCCGGCAAATTTACCGAGGTGCTTTGTTTCCGCAAGGTCACAATACACCCCAGTAGAACGGCAATCCATCATGTGGTCAAAGAAAAGACCATGATGTCTAAACACTGATTCAACTAGCTTAACGCTAAGTAAATCAGATGCAGACTTCAGATCGATGGTTGCCCAGTTGTCGAAACGGGATCCTTCCAAAGCTAATATTTGATTCTTGCTTTGGTCGGATAACGCTATACTGTTACCAAGTATTCTACACTCTGAAATCGCTTCCAGAAGTAGAGTGCGAAGACCTTGTTGAACAAACTGGTTCAACACAGGCTCCACGGTAATAGTCCGTCGAGAAGAAGAATTCTTTGCGACGGTTATCAGTCTAGCGTTGCGTCTAGAAGCTCCATCGAAGATAGGTATACCCCCAAGTCGAGTGCTATGGGACGTGGGCTGACTACGATGACGTCCGGAACGAAATTTCTTCCGGTTCGGACGTTCAGAGTCACTAAGGCCAACCCGTGAGGGTCCCTCAAAATTGACTCTGTCGTAACCAGCTTGCGCCTCAAAGCCATAGCTAAGGGTATCAAACGTCCCATCTTTCCGGATGGCGTTTGATAGTGCTGACCACTTCTGGTTAGCTCTAAGCCTCTCTTCGACAGCACCGGGACCGTGTCTATAAGTCGCATATTGGACATCCTTTGAGTTTAGGGTGTTTAGTAGGATCTTACTGACACGACCGATGAGATGATCATGTCTATCCGGTATTGCTACCGATTTAGCTACGTCATCACATCGATAAAATTCAACTACCGCCTTTTTATGAAGCAATGCTTCATTTTCTGACGAGAGTTGCATTTTCTTAAAGAGCTGAAGTACATTTCTCATGCACTTCAAGACACAGAGATCTGCGTCCTCTTTAAGGATCCCGGTGATAGGGTCGAAAACCTTGCAGAACATACCAGAGAGAAATCTCGGGATTGTTCCCCCACGGATCGTTTTAAAACCCGTTGGGCAGGCAAACCTTCCAGATGACAGTCCTCGCAAGAGGGCAGCATCAAGGGAGGGCAAAGCTACGGTTAGGAATCCGTAGCCTTCGTTTTCGAACCTTTGCTTAGCCGTTTGTAAATCGCGGCTAAGGCCTTCCACATCAGGATTAAGCCTTTTACAGTCATGTAAGAGGCTTTCTAAGAGACAAATCGGACTTTTCATGACATCCTCCACTTTGGGGTGAGTCATTCCGAGCCGATGTTTCCCTCTCTTCCCCTATAACTAGGGGAGGCTTGGCCGGCATACTTGGTAGTATGTCAGTTGGCCGCAATGGATTGCAACCTGCAAGGGCTGTGGCAAGTATAACCACAACCCCAGCATACAACCCAAAGCGAACCAACCAAGCAACCAGCAGCCCAGCATAATACGCGTCATTTGTTGGCATTATTGCCTCTAAATTAGGTAGTACCTAGAGCACATGCTCGACGTGGACTATGACTGGAACTGCAGAAGCTTGGCCGTAGTAACTTCCGAGTCGTCACGATAGTCGGTGAGAGCCTTAACTAGTGCGACAATAGCCGCATCAGTAAAGCCGAACGCCGGCCGCGTGAAGGCCAGTGAAACAGAAGCAACTTGCTTCTTGACCAACCCAGAGTAAGGGTCGGTCGCGTTCACTGTCTGCGTCATCTGAATGTAATGCTTATCACCACCGCCTTTAATGCGTTGGTGATTGGTAATAACGGTATAACCGTTACCACCAGTATCAGTACGTTCAGTACCATACCCGTCGGACTTCACAACAGCGAAGACCAAAGCAGGTGTGGGCGATGAAGCAGCGATAGTTACGGGATCGGGTAACATAGACGTCTCCTGTGAAATAAATGGTAGAAATAGAACGGAATGTTCTATCTCTTAAATTTAGTCCTCTGAGCTATGAGAGCCCCGAGGATACTCATCTGATACGGCGTAAGCGTGGCCGGAACAGATGTTAGTTTCACATCAAGGATAGTAGCCACATCACTTCGAGTTATGCACTCGTAGTCGTAAAAGGAGGTATGTCTATTGTCGACGATTTGATTCGTAACAATAGGTGGACCTCCCGTTCCAGACTGGCTACTTATCGTCGACTTTGAGTTAAAATCTGTAACTAATCTCCCTTTAATGGAACAGGAGATTAGTCCCCAGTTGATTAGTTTAGGGTCATGGTTGATTATGTCAATAAGCTCGACATAGTTACCCAAGCCTGTGAACCAATCAATGAGCCACGTCCACGGAATCAAGTTATAGATATCCGTTATACGAGGTTCGATTCCAGTTCGTTTGAGGTATAAATCCTCTCGGAACTGGACGCTATTTATCGGAGGAAAGTCCCAGATGCAATTAACAACTAGTCGCACTTGGGCCTCTCTTATGATACGGGATGAGGTTTCTAAAGAACCCTCACCTTCCATAGCGTAATACTCAAAGCCGGAGACACCCGATGAGCCTGAGAGGATATCCCTCTTAGACCGCAAAGTTGTTGACTTCCCCGATCGACGGATAAGAAAAGAGATTTTCTTAGCCTGTTTCTCGGGTAATGTCAGCAAGTCACTAATGTCTTTATATAGTTGCTTCCACCCGAAGTGGTACGATAAGTACTCATTCGGCACATCCTTCGCTAGACCCTTAAGGTTAAAAATAACCTTACGAGCTTTCGGAGAACGTGAAAGTGAAAGAAACACCTTGCGAAGATCGTTGGCCGTCTGCTGAAGTTGCAGAATCGACCGCGGAATATCGCGAAGCTCAACTAAGTTACGGCCTAGAGTGTAATCCCGATTAAACGGGGTAATACCCTTTAGCATAGAAACCGCATTCTGTTGGCAATATGCCTTGGAAAGAGCGATTTCGCCGTCCCTAAGTTGATTATAACGACTTAGTAACAGCCTAGCTCCCGCCGGACCAGTTTCTGAACTGCGCATATCCGTCTCGAAACTCATTTTTTGCCATGTGCCGCCAACGGCGCCACATTGAGGTTCTTGACGGGTAGTGTCAGTAAAGATTGTGCGTCTCGACTGCAATCCATAGCGTATTCGACGAGTAGGAGCCGATATGTAACCTTTGAACAATTCAAAGGTTCCAAAATCAGAACCCATAAGTCTAGTACGTTTGGTTGTATCTTTGACTCTGTCATGAAGAACCTCTTGATTTGCAATCACAAGGTCCAACAAAGTGGCAGAGTCGCTAAAGACTAGATCATAACCAGGCGACCAACACACTTGCACATTCTTATAGTTAGGAGTTTGTGCATATGAGAGGTACGTCTTGGTTATACGGTATCGCATAACGTTGAAAACGCTTGCAGTACCGCGATATCTAGTTCTATTAGCGTTCGTTATCGGCATAGTAGATACCTTGAACTCAGCTGTAGGGTCTAGTGCAAAAGCAAAAGACTTTACAAAAGAGAAGGGCATCAACTTATACAGAAACGACTCAAAGGGAGAGCTATCTTTTGTAACGGTTGACCACCTATACTCATAAAACTTATGAGGGTCATACCCCTCCGGGAGCCCGCGTGTATCAAAACGCTGGCCCTCAGTAAGGTTTATAGGTGACATCGTTACTCTCCTGTTGATGTGGAAAGGCACCCGTGTTCGTATAGAACCGGTATTAGGGCCTAAGCCCTAGGGACCCCCGTGAGGGGGCC